GCATCGTGAAGGCAACGAAGAAAAGTTCCGCGCCTATGTCGAATTTATTGCCAAAGCCTACGAGGAGCAGGGAAACGACCGCGCCGCCAACATCATCCGCAGTAACTATACGGGTGATTATGGCAAGCAGGGGAAAGTCGTTCTGGATGAAGCAACAGAACAGACTACATACTACGAGACAGGCTGGTACGAACCCGAAATCTTAGGCTCTGGTGGTTCCTATCGCGGAATTACAAAGACAAGCTCAGAGGAAGAAGCTCTGCAACAGCTACAAAAGCACACGGTGAACTATGCACAACGTATCACTGTATATAAGAAAGACGGCAAAACCGTAAAGCGTGAAGTTGCCGAATACGACCAGTGGGAAAAGAAGTGGAGGACATAATGAAGTGGAATGTATTTTCTCTCGAAGCCGTTAAAGAGGCATTAAAACCCAAGTTTGTGTTGGAGAAAGTCCGTTATGTGACGGACGACGAAGAGTACGGCGAGGGCGAGTCTACGCGCCTTGTCTTCCGTAATGTAAAAGAGATGCCGGAAATCGACTATATTAAGCGGACCGTCTGCACATTCATTCAGGACACCTATGTTCATTTTAAGGACAAAAGCCTCAAGCCGATGTGTATTTGGCAGGATAACCTCAACGAAAGCGAGGACCATATCCGTTATTCCACAAACAACCTTGTGTCGCCGCCGCTGGGACTCATTGGCGAAACATACATTTCTGACGAAAGCTACACACACAAGTGGCTGGTAGCCCAAGGAGGAATTGAACTTCTTGAGAGAGCGTCCATCACCATCGACGTAGATGTCATCTATGCCTATAACAATGTCGATAAGGTTGAGAAAAGTTCCGAAGACGGCGAAGTACATGGCGTTCTCATCAACAGTACAATGTATCTGCGTGAATCGGAAATCAAACAGGTTGCTCGGCTTATCAAGGACGAAAAGCTCCGTAACCGCGTATTGACGCTGATGCGCTCTCATCGCCGCATTGTGTCGGCTCCCGAAAAAGAGAATCGCAATATTCGGGAAGTCGCTTCTGCGCAGATGCTGAGTCAGGAGTAATCGATGAAGCATAGAATTTCAGAAGTCGGCGCTCAGATGCTCAAATATCAAGAGCAACTTGCCCGAGATTATGGATACAAGCCTATCCAGCGCACCTTTTTCTGCGATGTGCGAGCCGAGTTTCAGAAAGCATTGCCGGAATGGTGCAATGTTTCCGGCGATACGATTTCGCTCGAAACCGCTAATGGCACAGTCATTACCAACGGGTACAACCGTATCGTGATTGGTGACTATGGTGCATTTGTTGAGTTTTCCCGCGTCCAAGCCTGTATGCGCCGCCTCAAAATCAAAGAAGGGCAAATGTATCGCGCAAAAGACCCTCGCTATGCTGAGCATGTCAAATATCTCTGGCTTACGGCAGATGATGGTTCGGATGTGAAGGTATACGACCAGAAGCGTTCGGTAGAGTATGCTGACTACAAGCCGGGAATGCTGTATGTGAGTGTGTATGAGGTGTTCCCACACATCTAAGAAAATGGGTATTTACGAAATTTGGTGGTTTGAATAAAATCACTTAATTTCATAAGTATCACAGGCACATGGATGTTTGTTGCGCCTATCGATTTTCCCAGTTGATAGCTCCGCAAGAGTGGTATTGCCTCGTGTAATGTCACTTGCAGCAAACACCCAGCCAAGGGAAACACAACCTCCTGCTTCGGCAGGGGAGACTTATCATAAAGGAGGTGGCGTATATGTCCACTGTGTATGTGCTTAATAAAAACGGTAAACCTTTAATGCCTACGACTCGCTGTGGTCATATCCGCTACCTTCTGAAAGAGAAGAAAGCGCGAGTCGTAGCATCAAAACCATTTACCATTCAACTGTTGTATGAAACCAACGATGTAGTGCAGCCGCTTTACTTAGGCATCGACCCCGGCAGAACCAATATCGGCGTTGCTGTTGTTAAAACGGACGGCACGGCAGTCTTTACTGCACATCTGGAAACTCGCAATAAGGAAATTCCCAAGTTGATGAAAAAGCGCAAAGACTCTCGCCGCGCAAGACGCACCAACGGCAGACGCTGCCGCCGTCAACGTAGAGCTAAAGCCAATGACACCATTTCCAAGAAATGCGTAAAGCAAGCCACAGCTCAAAATGGCAGCGTCAGCAAGCGTGCAAAGGAGATTGGTGTCATCAAGCGCCATCTTCCGGGTTGCGAGAAAGAAGTCCTTTGTATCGGCATCAAGAACAAAGAAGCAAAGTTTAGCAATCGCACAAGACCGGAAGGCTGGCTTACGCCCACCGCAAATCAGTTGTTGCAGACACACATTAACTTGGTAAAGAAGATTCGGAAGTTTCTTCCTATCAGTGATGTTGTGTTGGAAGTCAATAAATTTGCGTTTATGCGGCTGGATAATCCCAATGTTCAGAAATGGCAATATCAGCAAGGCCCGCTCTATCAAAAAGCAAGCCTTGAAGAAGCTGTCTCTGAAATGCAGGAACGCCATTGCTTGTTTTGCAAGAAGCCTATCGCCCATTATCATCATGTAGTACCGCAATCCGAAAACGGCAGCAACACCATTGATAACATCGTTGGCTTATGCACAAAACACCACGACCTTGTGCATAAAGATACTACATGGCAAAAGAAGCTTGCCAAAAAGAAAACCGGACTCAATAAAAAATACGGTGCGCAAAGTGTGCTAAATCAAATCATTCCCGCGTTAACGGAAAGATTAAACACTCTTTTTCCAAAGCACTTTTTCGTAACAACGGGAAAGAGCACCTACGATTACCGTGCAGCGCAC